TTTCACCGCGCCGTCCAGAATTTCTTGCGATCATCGGGCCTTATATTCATGCAATCGAGAAAGCTGCCCGGGCTGCACCGTTCCTGGTCAAGGGGTTGGATCCCTTCGCCAAGCGCCAAACCATGCAGCCCTTCACTGAGTTTCCCGTACTCTTTGAGACTGATTACAGCAGATTTGACCGTACAGTCTCCCAGGATTACCTCAAGTACATCGAGGTAGGATTCATAGAGCTACTGTTCCCTAAGTCCGAACACCAGCTTCTACATGTCGCCCTCGGTTTTCTATTACGCACCCGTGGTTTACACCAGTTGGGTCTGTGGTACACAACCGATGGTGGTCGGTGTTCTGGTGACGCTCAGACCTCGGTCTTGAACGGCATCATCAATCACTTCAATACTTGGTCGGTCCTCCGACATCTCCCCCCGCGTTCGTGGTTTAGCAAACACGAGGGTGATGATGGCCTCATTGGCGCGCTGAAAAGCGTTGCCGATTCGGTTGAGACATGCCTGAAGTACGTCCCAGCCCTGGGTTTCAAACTCAAGGTCTTGCGATCTACTTGTCTGGAGGATATCACTTTTTGTGGTAGGTTTTACACCGCCTCGTCATGCCGAATTGAAGATTGCGCCGACTTACATAGAGCATTATCCAAATTTCATGTCACCTGCACCCAGGGCCGCTTAGATGAGCTTGCTTTGGCTAAGGCTTTGTCCTATTACCACACGGACTCTGACACACCCATCCTGGGATGGTGGTGCTATTGCATCATCTGTTACTTGCTACCGAGAATGCGGCCCAAGTGGTCCCGCGCAGTCCAGCGCAATCTACGCACACAAGAGCGCGTACGCTTCTCCGCAGCACTCTCAGCCAAGCGTTATGCTCACGCTCCTTCACCTTCCCCTGCCCTTCTTGCACTCATTGTGCATCGGACAGGTTGGAGTGGTGGCGTCATTGAGGCCACTGAGGTGCTCTGTCGACAGGCTGTCGCCCTAGACATCATCCCCGTGCTGCCAAGGTTACCCATCTTTGACGAAGTTCAGGCTGAAACCAGTAAAATTACACTGTACCACGGAGGGGAACTACTTGTGTGAGGTCGCAGCTCACTCCTTGCCCCGCGTAGTGACAGAAGTTGACTGTAACAACTAGCTTTCTTACGTTCTTTTTATCACTACACCGTCAGTCGTCACCATTGCTCGCCAGTCATGCCTCGGACTAATAATCCTCCTGGCCAGTCTCGCTCCAATCGTCCTGCTCCTGTACGGGGCTCTGGTGCTCCTCCAATGGCTCGCCCTCAAGCGGGCCGCCCCCGAGGACCCGGACCTCGACCTCAGCAGCAGGGACGGAAGCCCTCCGCCATCGTCTCCGAAACGTTCACCCTACCGCTCGGAGATGTGGTTGTGAAGAAAGGCACGACAACCGTGGCTACCGCAGCCTCTTTGCTCCCCTCGAGCTCCAATTTGTCGCCTGTCTATACCCAGATCCGTGGGTACTCTCTGCAGCGCCTGCTCACCGCCAAGGTGGTGTACCGGCCTGCGGCTACTGCCCAGTCCGGGCAAGTTAGCCTCGCCTTTGACCCCGTCACCGGGACCATGGCGAAGACCCCCGCCGATCTCCGGTCTTATGAAACAGCCGCCGGTGGCCTAGTGGGTGCACCCCATACTCTCGCAGTCCCTGTCAGCGCGCTTTCGCACGTTGGATGGTCCTCCTGGGTTGGGCCCTGCCCCGTTACTCCCGGCTACAGCCTTCTCTGCGCTTCCATCCCCACTGCGCCAGCCTCCGACCTCACCCTCGGAGCCCTGGAGCTCTCCCTGACCGTCCAGTCAAAGAGCCGCAGGCCTTTACCGCCTTAGGCGATTGGGCATCCCCCGGGCACCTTGTGCCCCACCCCCCAGCCACTTGCACAGTTGAGGCCTTTTAGGCAATAGTGGTCGGGCAGTCTGTTCTCTCCTGTTCCAGCAGGGGGGCCTCGTGGCGCGTACGCGAGGGCACAAAATGTACATCAAGCGGTCTCCTGTAAACCCTCC